ATGCCCTTGCCGGCAATCTTGCATTGCAGGTCGCCCTTCGTCGCGCTGCCGGTAATCATGTCCAGCAGCCAGTGAATGGTCGGATTGCCGGTCGCCGGGCTGTCAGAAAAACGAACCTGGTCCTGCGCCATCAGCATCAGGTCATTGACCAGCGCGCGCAGCATCATCGTGGCCCGAGAACTATTCCACGACGGATAGTCGTGCGACATGCGGCCGACCCTTGATCCGTACGGACCGAATTCGACTGCATCGGACAGCCCAGAAGCGAAGGCCAAGCGCCCGTTATTGCTGATGACGCCCTTCGATACTGCGTTGCCCGCAATGCTGAACGGCGTCGCCGTGTTCGCCAGCAAGTGATAGTGAATGAACCAATCGCCACTGAACCCGTCAATGCTGACGTGCGTACTGGATGCGGCCCCAGCCTGAAACGACAGACCTTCCAGCCGGACGCCGGTCGAATGCTCGACAATGATGTTCGTCGGGCAGGCTGACGAACTATTGAAAGGACCGTTCATTCGCAGGCTTTGCACCTTCCGCTGGTACGCGCCAGCGTCGGCAACCCCGACACGAAGATCGCACGTCGTATTCCCTTCGTGGTACAGCGACCCGATTTCCACTTCGTAGCAACGCTCAAGATGCAGCCCGACCGGGCTATTTTGGAACGCGTTTGTTCCGGCAAAAGAAACGTTGTGCAGCCAGTTGTTACTGCCGCCGTTGTAGTTCACGGCCGCGCCCGCAATAGTGCAGTAGTCGGCCATGTTGTTGCTCATCTGCGATGCGTGCGTCTCGCCTGCGAATTCGAAGCCAATGCCACAGCCAACGGCAACACTTCCCGTAATAAGGCTGTCGTACGCACCGCGAAGATATGCCCCGCGCGCCATGCTTTCGAAGCGCATCGAGTCGATTGTGACGTGCGGGAAGTTGCCATCCACGCGAACGCCAAATCCGGTCGAAGCAGCGGCAGCCGCTATCCGTCCGCCCGATACAATCGTGCGCGCCAGCGTGGTTGCAGTTCCCGTCAGAACAAAGGCATCCTGGTTCGCGTCCGGCTTGATTTCAGCGCCATCAAGTTCGATCTGCACGCCAGGCTTCAGCTGAATTCCGGATGCGCGAAACAGCGAACCAGAACGGCTTCGGACCTTGCCGCCGCGCGCGGCGACTGCTGCAATCGCCGCGTTCCATGCGGCAGTCGTGTCGGTCGTTCCTGGCGTGGTGTTCGCGCCGAAATCTTCCACGTAGACGATGCCCCCCCGATTTTTCAGGTACTCGGTCCGGTTCAGCAGCGCCTGCGCCTGGCCGTTCAGCGGCCCGCCGGGACCGCCAAGCAGCGCTGTCGTGGTGTCGATCTGCGGCACGGCATCCAGGCCAGGTGTCGCTGTCAAGTTCGTCATGAAATCCTCAGTTCAGTTTGAAACCATTTGCTTTGCAGCTGCCGTCAGCATTCCGCGACCCGTCTGCAACCAGGCTGTACGTGAAGCCGGTCGACGTCAGTTCGGTGCCGATTGCGGTCACTGCTGCCGCATTCGGTCCCGCAGTCGTCACGACGGTCGGCACAATTTTGTCCAGGTGCGAACGCAAGTTTTTCGTGGCGTTCACGACGTCGGTCAGCTTCGTCAGTTGCGCCTGGCTGAATCCAGTCTGGTCGGCCGTCAGCAGCAGTCGGAACGTGTACGGCGTGCCCGCAGGTAGTTGGTTGAACCACTCCTGAACCTGCGCCTGCACGCCCAGCGAATTCACGGCGCGTTCGACTGCGCCGATGGTGCCCTTGTGACGGTGCACGTACACGCTGCCGGCGATGGCCGCGCGCTTCTGCGCTTCGGTCCAGTTCGCGTCCCATTCGTCCAGGCTGAAGGCCCAGGCCAACGGCGGCAGCGCCTGCGCCGGGCAGTCCAGCGGGCGATACAGCGCATTGATGGGAATGGGAACGTCGCTGATGCGCGACATGGCTCCGGCCAGCGCGATTTCATTCGCTGTCGAATTCGGCGGCAGCAGTTGGTTATTCATTGCGGTACGCGCTGACGGTCAGCGTGATCGCGGTGCAGTTCGCGGCCTGCGACGGGCTGATGCTGATGTTCGCGGCGGGCGACGTCAGGTTGACGTTCTGCACGCCAGGCTGGTGCAGCTGTGCCAGGATGCCGGACAGGGAAACGTCCAAGCCCATTTTCTTGATGTCGGCGACGTGCGCGGTGATCGCGTCCTGCGCAGCCTGCTGGACTACGGTCGAATCCGGCCCTGGATACAGGACCAGTTCGGCGGTAATCGCGTACGGCACGATGTTCGCGCTGAACACGGACACGTTGTCCGTCATCGGGCGCACTTCGTCGGCGTTCAGTGCCGCGTTGACGGCGGCAATCAGGTCAGCGCTTGCGGTCCCGTCGTCTGTCTTCGACAGCACGTACACGCTGACCTGGCCCGGCGACGGGCTGGTCACGCTGACGTCCTTCACGTCGCCGTCAGCCGACAGCGCATGGAACACGTACGAGCCTTCGCTGCCGGCGGTCGTGTAGCCTTCAAACGACAACTGGATGCGGCGACGGAAATCGTCGTCCGTCTCATACGATGGCGGAACAGGTGGGATCGCGGTCGCGTCGCCAGCGTCCAGCAGCAGGCGTTCGACGTCGAAGTTCGCGCCGATGTTGTCCAGGTCCACGCCGACCGCGTACGGCAGCATGACGGCCTTCGCGGCGTCGTTCACGCGCTGCCGCTGGATCACTTCGCGGTACGCGGCGGCTTCCAGCAGCTTGAACGCGGGATCGCTTTCCACCAGCGCGGAAAATCCAGGGTTACGCGCCTGGTAGTCGGCCAGCATCGACGCCAGGATGTCTTCGAAGTTCACGACTTCGACGACGTTCGGCGGCGGCAGCTTCGACAGGTCAACGGTGGTAAACGACGACGCCATTATTGAACGATGATGCCTTCCAGAGTGATCGCCTTGCCGTCAGGCTTGTAATTCCCGGTCACGTCCAGTTCGACGCGGCCCGGTGCGGCTGAAACGACGGTCACTTTCGTGACCGCGAAGCGGGGTTCCCAGCGCGCGATGGCTTCGACCGTCTCGCGGTAAATCGCCGACAGCGTGCCGCGATTGATCGGCGCATCCACCAGGTAGAACAGGCGGCTGCCGTACTCGCGACGCATCACGCGACTGCCAAGCGGCGTCGTCAGGATGTCGGTGATCGACTGGCGAAGATGGTCGATGCCGGACAGCGCGGTGCCGTCCTGCGCGTTGGTTCCGTTCATGGCTCATTGTCGAACCATGAACGGATTTGCTCTTGTGGTGGGATTTCCTACTGCGGGGTGCCGGTCGTGCCGCCGCCGGTCTGGACGCCGACGTGCTTGTGCGTGCTGCCCACGTCCTTGGTGTTGTTCTTCAGCGTGCCGGTCGTGTCCACGTTGCCGACAACGGTCAGCGGGCCGTTCAGCGACGCGCCGGAACCGCCGGAACCCGTCAGGCCGCCAGCGTAGGACAGCGCGCCGGAAATCGTCACGTTGCCGTTGAAGTTCGACTGCGGCGCGTTCACGGTCAGCTGGTTCGTGGTCAGCGTCGCCGTGCCGTCGACCAGCTTCAGCGTCGTGCCGCCGATCTTCGCCGTGATGTCGGAATTCTTCAGGACCAGCGTCGCCGCGCCGACGTGCAGCGTCAGGTCGCCTGCGCTCGGGATATCCAGAACGTAGTGGTGCCCTGCGCGGTCGTAATCCTGGAACGCGCCGTCGCTCCACTCGTACCGCGTGTGATCCTTGCTGTTCGCGGGCGCCGGGTGCGCATCCTGCGGGATTGAACCCATCACGCACGCGGCCGCCAGTTCGCCGGACGGCGCGAACAGCATGACCTGTTCGCCGACTTCGTGCGCCGACCAGCTGCGGTCGCCGCCGGACCTGGCGGTGCCCCACGGTAGCCAGTCGGTGGTCAGGTCGCCCAGGTCCACCTTCACGCGCGCGTTCGCTTCGTCCAGTTCCTTGATGGTGCCGACGCGGACGATGTTCGCCAGGCGTCGGTCAAGTTCGCCCAGGATGGCGTGCGTCATGGCGCCACCTGGACGTAATCGGCTTCGTGACCAGGCCCGATGTCGGGCGCGATGCCCAGGAAAACATTCATTGGTTCCGGTCGCGGCTGGTAGCCTTCCCATACGTCGGTGCCCAGCAGGATTTCCTGGTGCCACTCGACGCACCAGACTTCGAATTCGTCCAGGACCGGATGGAAGTCGTCACGGCGTAGCGCGACGACCTTCGCCGGCCGCGACGGCGCCGCCGGCCCGAACGAACGCTGGTTCATCCAGGTCGCGAACGCGGCCGCAAGCTTGCGGACTTCCTGCTTCGCCTTCCAGTCCTTGAACCCGACGACCAGTCGCGCTTCGAACCGCGCCGTGACGGCCAGCTGGTCCGTGCCAGGGTCCGGCACGTTGGCATCCATTTCGTCCAGGTCCAGGATGCAGGCCGGCATCGGCATGTTCGCCCGGTCGATGCGGTCGAATTCGACCGTCTCCAACTGCGGGAACTGCGCCGCGATCTGCGCGGTGATGGTGGACGTCAGCACGTCCAGGTCTAACGGGTTCGCCATTTCAGTTCGTGTTCAAAGGTTTTCCAGAACTGCTGTTCGAAGTCGCCCCACAGGCTTCCGGCGTCCAGGTAATGTTCGGCCGGCGGCTGGATTGGCGCGGACTGCTTCTGGATCGGCAGGCGGGCCGCGCCGACGCGCTTGAACACCTGATGGCGGCCGATGAAACCGCCCTTGACGCTGCGGCCGGATGCCACCACGCCGTCGCCGGTCTTCTTCGGTTGCAGCCAGATCAGGTCGACCGGGTTCAGTCCGTACCAGACCTTTGCCATGCCGCCGTCCGGCGTGGCCTTGAACTTGACGGCCTTCAGCCGGCGCCGGACGACCTTCAGCTGGATTTCCAGTTCCTTGGACAGCCCTTTGGCCGAACGGCCGCGCAGCCAGGTCGCCATTTTGTTCAGCGTCGACCGCAGCGCCAGGCGCACCTGGTTTTCGGTGGCCGCGACGTCCAGGGCCAGTTGCTGGACCTGGTGCGCGTCAATCTGCCAGTCGATCATTGCGCCTGCTTACGCAGTTCAAGGATGGCCAGGCCGTTGCCGTCGCCCATTGGCTCGGTCAGCACGTCGTACGTGATGCCGTCCAGGGTCAGCGTGTCGCGCGCGTGTACGCCAGCGAAGTCGGACAGCTTGGCCATGAATGTGGGGCGCACCTGGTCGCGGTCGTAACCGCCCAGGTGCGCGTGCTTGGTCGGGTCATCGAATAACCCGTTGACGGTTCGGGACGCGCCGGACGCCAGCTGGATGACCGCCGCGACGGCGAAATCATCCAGGCTGAAAAACTCGTCCATGTCGTCCCAGGCAGGCATCAGACGGACTGCTTCTGCGCGACGATGGACACGCCAGCGACGCCGGCCGGCGACGTGCCGCCAACGGTAGCGACGGCGCGGATGTAGCGCTTCAGGTCCGACGTGTTGAACTCGATCTGCTGCGCGGATGCGGCGGTCGTGACCTGACCGAACGACAGGTTCGTGCCCTGCGGCGACAGAACGACGTCGGCCCATCCAGTCGAACCGTCTGCGCTGTGCTGGATTTTGACGTCCAGGGTCGGGTTCGTGCCGGTCAGCGCGCCAGCATTCAGCGCGATGATGGCCTTGTCTTCATACGGCAGCAGGTCGAAGGCCGGGCCGTTCACGTTGGCGTTGATCGACTGCGCAACCAGGACTGGCTTGACGGCGAGGGCTTTTACGGTGGGCATGGTGATGTCCTTGGATTGAAATTATTTCTTTGCCTTGCCGGTCGGTTTGTCGGCGGGCGGCTCGATGGTCGGCTGGTCGTCTTCGGTCGCCGGGCGGGCCAGATTGCGGGCCAGCAGGTCGCGCGCTTCGGCAGCGGTCACTTCGACCACATCGCCGATCAGGGCCATATCGCCGGCCAGCATGAATTCCGACAGGACGTACAGGAAAACGGTGTCTTGCATGGGGTGTCCTTTTAGAAGACGGGCGGCGCGTGCCGCCCGTCATTCCGATTAGTTCGCGGTCACGCCGTTGCGGCCCAGGCAGAACGACTGCGTGCGGCGGATGGCGACGTCGACGTCCTGGAACACGACGATGCGCACGCGGCCCTTCTTGCTGCCGCTGTACGGGTCGACCATCATTTCCAGGCCGCCCCACATACCGATCAGCGCGTCGGCGAAGTTGCCGAACAGGACATCGCCGGATGCGATCTGGTTGGTGATGCCGCAGCCGTAGCCGTTCACGGTGCCGCCCGACTCCCAGATGGTGTCGGCGCTGGCCGATGCCGGGAACTTCAGGGTGCCCTTCGCGTAGCCACGGAAACCGGCGTTCGCGATGTACGTCATGCTGTCGACGTCGGCGTTATCCAGCGCGATCTTCGTTTCCATCGAAATCAGTTCGGCGTACGTCGGCGCGCCAGCGGTGGCGAACGGGACGGCGTGGATGCCGGTCTGATTGACGATGCCCAGCGGCTGGTGGTCGCTGCCGATGCCGTACATCACGGCCTTGTCGATGGCCAGGCCCAGCTGAAGCGCCAGGTCGTAACGCAGCATGGCTTCGATATCCATGCTCGACTGGTTCACCAGCTTGCGGGTGACTTCGCTGAAGGCGCCAAGCGTCTTCGGCGACATCGTGATCTGGCCCAGGCCGATGCCGGTTTCGGTCGTGTCGTCATCCTCGCCCAGCCAGTAAGCCTGCGCGGCTGCGGTCTGCTTCGGGATGTCGATCGTTCCCTTCAGGCCGCCCAGGGTGCGGCACTTCTGGAGCATGATCGCCTTGTTGCGCAGGATGTCGATGAACGACGAGGTTTGCAGCACGTTCTGGATGCTGTAACCGCCCGTGTCGGCATTCGTGGCGCCGCCGGTCGTGCTGTTCATGGCACGGGTCAGCACGTCGGACGGGATCAGGAAGCGCTCGGTCGTGCGGCCAGCCTTCTCGGCGGCAGCGCGCGATGCCTCGAATTCGAACGCGGCAGCTTCCTGGGCGCGCTTGTCGGTCGGCTCGGTCAGGGCGCGGACGACGTTCATCAGCGAGAACGCGCGCACTTCCTTGTTCGACAGGCCGATGTCGGTCGAACGCGACTGGTCGTTCAGGCCGCGCTGTTCGCGCTCGTTCTGCTTTTCCAGCAGCGCGTCGCGGAATTCGGCGTCGCTGCGGCCGTTCTTGACGAACTCGCGAGCCAGTTCGGCATAGCCGAAGCGCTCGCCGGCCTCGGTGATATTGCGAACGCGGGCGCGCTCGGCCTCGGTGCCGGCTGCGCGGGCCGCCGCTTCCTGTGCTGCAATTTCTTCAGGGGTCATAGTTCGTTCCTTGACGATGACGGGTAGTTTTGAGGAATTTTCCGGCTGTTCGGCCGGCGGTTCTTGTGGTGGGATTTCCGCACTGCGCCCCACGCCCACGTCGTCGTCGGCGGCCACACTGACCATCGACACTTCGTAGGGCTGCCAGGACGTGATGCGGTAGACGTCGACGCCATCGCGTTCTTCGATCAGCTTCATGCCGCTGACCGAATACCCGACGCTGACCTTCGTCACGATGCCGTCCACGATGTCGCGGAACAGCTTTTCGCCTTCCTCGTTTTGCGAGAAACGCACGGTGCAGCGGCCAACGCGGTCGCCATCGACGCGCACGGTGCCAGGCTCGATTACGCCGCGCTGGTCGTGCGGGTCGTGCATCCACAGCACTGGCGCCTTGTTGTTCAGGCGCGTCAGGTCGATTTCGCTGGCGTCATGGCCCAGGATTTCGATGCCGTACCAGCGTTCCACGCTGTCGGTTTCGCTGGAAAACGCCAGTTCGACCGTGCGTGCTTCCTGGTCAATGGCGGCCACTGTGGCGGCACGCTTCTGCATGCCGCGCGACTGAATTTCCTTCAGGCGTTGTGCAATTTTGTCCATTACGGGCTTTCGGGTGCAGGTTTGGGCGGCGGCGGGACGGGACGGCCCATCGACAGCATGACCAGCTGTTCAGCGGTTTCCGGCTTCACGCCTTCGGCCACGAACGCGTCGATCATGGCGCGTACGTCGCGGGCGGTTTCCTTCCAGACGCCGTGCGGGTCTTTGCCTTGCTCGCGGATGATCTGGCTGGGCGATGCCAGCATGTTGTTCTTCGATTCGACGGCGCCATCCACGTCGGCGCGCGGGTCGATCCATTCCCAGCGGCGCGGCTGCCACAGGGCGGCGCGGAACTGATTTTCACGGCTCAACGGCAGCGCCAGGCCATCCTGGGCGACGATCTTCTGGCGCAGCAGCGCTTGCGGCAGCCAGGCTTCGAACACGGGAATGACCAGCTGTTCAATCAGCCACTCTTGAAGCTCTTTCCAGTGCTCGCGGCTGTCCAGCGTGCCCTGGCGGATCGAACTGAAGTTCACGCCTTCCAGGTCCGCCGCCAGTTCGTTGTACGGGACGCCGACGCCGGCCGCGAACGACCGCAGGACGTACTTCATGAACGGGCCGAATTCGCCTGCCGGGTACTGCGGGTTGAATTCCTTCAGTTCCAGCCCTTCCGGCAGCATGTGGAACGTGCCGGCTTCAGCCTCGATTTCCGGCGCGTCCATGTCGTCGCTGTCGGCAGGCGCCTGGCCGTCCTTCCACTGGAAGAAACCCATCTTCGCGGCGCCGACGCGCGCGTTCACGATGGCCGCGTCTTCGAAGCCGTTCAGCTGCTTCATCCGGAACAGGCCGGTCGCCATCCAGGGCAGGCCGCGCTTCTGGCCCACGATGTCTTCGATGTACCCGTGGATGATTTCTTCCGCCGGGATGCGGTGGTACGTATTGCCGGCGTACTGGTAATTCCAGAACGCCTGGCTGTCCTTCACGACCGTGAAGTAATACGCGACCGGGCGGCCGAATTCGTTGAATTCGATTCCCGAACGGATGAAGTTACCGCCTTCCAGGTCGTAACGGTCGAAGTCCACCTGGCAGCGCTGCGGGTCCAGCAATTGCAGCGCGAAACCGTACTTGCCAGCCTTGCGGCCGGTGATCTTCCGCAGCATGAATTCGCCGTCTTTGGCCGCGCTGACGATGCAGCCGGCCTGGATCGCGCGCCAGGATTTCTTGCCTTCGATGTCGGCGGTGTCGCGGCGGCCCCAGTCGGCGAACGCGGCTTCGATGGCGGCATTCGACACGCTGTCCAGCGTGCCGTCCTTCATCGTGACGTTCGATTGCAGCGTGACGCCCTTCGGGCCGACGATGTTCAGCCGGCACATGCGCAGGAACGCCTTCGCGTAGTCGTTATTCGCGCATTGCTCGCGCGACCGGGCCACCAGGACGCGCTGGTGCACGCGGACGATGTATTCCGCCGGCACGGGGAACGACGGCCAGTCGTTCGTCAGCCGGTCGGCCTTCGCGCTTTCGAACAAGCGCATCGCGCCGCGCACGTTGGCGTACGGTCGTTTCTGCTGCGGCGGCTTTTCCCGCTTCCAGAATTTGAGGTTCATCGCGTTTCAGTGAAGCGAATGCGGACGGACTGGCCGAACAGCGACTGGCCGCGCGCCTTGCGGCGCTCCTTGGCGACCATGGCGGCGTAACGGTCACGCAGCAGCAGCAGGTCTGGCAGCGGGGTGCGCCACAATTCGCGGTTGTTGATCGTGTACCGCTGCTGGTCCTGGGTCGCGCGCTTCTCGATAACCGCTTCGATGTTGTCCAGGACAATCTGCGCGTGCGACCGGATGTCGATGCCGGCCGACTGCGCGGCGGGATCGGGCAGGATTTCAATCTGCCCGACGTCCACTGCAACCACGAAGCCGGCGCGGATCGCGCGCACGGTGTACGTGTAGCGACCCGGCGCCCAGGCGGCGGTGGCCGACGCGGCGACGGTCAGGCGGTGCTGCGCACCTTCCGGCGTGGCGGCCAGGTCATAGGCGCCAGGGCCGCGCAGCAGGACGACCAGCGACCATCCAGCCGTCGCCGGGTAGGCGGTCAGCGTGGTCAGCTGGTCAAATGTCGTGCCAGCGGTGAAATTTGCCGGGAAAATCGCAGTCACAGAAGCCTATCGCCAAGAATTGACCCATCCGGCGGCGCGTTTCTTGGTTGCCGACCGGGATCGTTTTACGGGTCGATTTTCCGTTGCGACCGGCTTTGGTTCTTGTGGTGGGATTTCCGGCGCCGGTTTTTGGGCTTCCAGGGACCGTTTTACTGGTGTTTTTGGCGGCAAAACCGGCCGTTTTTGCTCGATTTCGGGCTGTTTTTCCTCCGTTTCCGGCATTTTCAGACGTTCGGACAGCCTTTTCATGCTCGGATTGATGATTTTCAGGGCCGCATACGCGTACACGCGGCAATCCAGCCCTTCGTTGCGGTCGCGCGTCTTGTGCCACTCGCGCACGGGGAAACCCTTCACCAGTCGCGTAATCAGCTTTTCGGCCGCCAGTTGGTTGAAGTCTTCCTGCTCATATTCAGCCGGGAAATGGCAGTAACCCGGCCCGATGACCTGCTGGGCCAGCCGGCGCATGACGATCAGCTTCGTTTCGTCGGCGCCGACCGTGAACAGGTCGACCTTGCGCGCGTACTTGCCCGACTGCTTGCGGCTGGGCGCCGCTACGACCGGGCTGCCCCAGGTGCCGCCGCCCTTGATGGCGAACAGCCGGCGGCCGGTCTTGCCTTTGCAGTAGTCGTACGCCGCCTGCGTCATGCCGGACGTGCCGCCCGTGTCGATGCAGGTCGCGCCCAGGGCCATCTGCGCGCCGCTTTCGTGCAGCCAGGTCTGGTCCAGGAACGCGGTCAGTTCGTCCCACGGGTCCGGCGTCAGCACGTCGCCCCAGAACACGCGCTTTTCAACGCCCCAGCTTTCCTCTCCGACGCCCCAAGCCACCACTTCGGCTTCCAGGCGGTCCTGCTGCATGTCGACGCCGCAGGTCAGGAACAGGCCGCCGGCCGGCACAGGCGCGCGGTACTGTTCCCGGCGGGCCATCAGGCTGTCCGGGTCGACCTTTTCGCCGGTTTCTTCGAAGGTTTCGCCCAGGCTGACGTTCTGGAACGACTGCACGTCGCCGACAGCCAGCTTGTCCAGGTACGACTGCACGATGTCGCGCAGGCGGCGGAACGTTGAAAGCATTTCCGGCGCGTGGAACGACGCGTGCCCACGGAACGGCTTCGCGGCCCGCCATCCGTGCCCGTTGCGCTCAGCGTTGCGGATGGCGGCGATGCGCATGCCGTCGTCCCAGCAGCTGCCGCAGTGCTCGCACACGTACACGGCCGTTTCCGGCTTGTGGTCCTGGTTCAAGTCCAGGTCGCATTCCTTGACGCTGGTCGACTGACGGCCGTCCCAGCGGACCTGCGACCACTTCAGCCACTGCGGTTCGTGGCAGTCAGGGCAGGGCACGTAATACCGCCGCTGGTCGCCTTCCTGGAACCCTGTTTCGATGCGCGACGCGCCCTTGATGGTCGGCGTGGACGACCTGGTGGACAGCGCCTGGTCGCCGAACGTGGCCGAACGCTGCGACAGCAGTTCGACCGGATCGCCTTCCGGCGTCGCATCCATGCCATCCACTTCGTCAGCCTGCGTGATCGGCGCCGAACGGCCCCGCAGGGTCTTCGGGCTGCCGGCCCAGCTGAACATCAGCCAGCCGCCGACGTACGAAATGATGCGGCTGTTGTTCACGCCGTCGCGGCCTCGCTGCTTCGCCATCTTGCTGGCGATTTTCGGGTTCGCTTCCAGCATCGGGCGCAGCTTCGTCTCGAGGAACGTCTGCACGTCGCCCTGGGTCGGCTGGACCAGGATCTGCGAACGCGGTTCGTGCGCGATGAAATACCCGGTGATGCACTGCTGGACGGTCGTCTTGCCCAGCTGGGCGCCCGTCATGTAGTCGACGCGGCGGATGCCGGGTTCCTTTATGACGTCCAGCATGCCGCGCTGGTACGGCGCGTTGTCGAAGTTGATCGGGCCAGGGATGGCATTGCCGACCGGGATGCGCACGTTCGCCATCGCCCATTCGGACGGCAGCATGGCCGGCGGCGGAATCAGGTTCACGGCCGCGCGCCGCAGCGCCGCCACCACGGCTTCGTGGTTGCGGAACTGGTTCATTCGTCGTCGCCCAGCATGTCCGCCGACACGATGATGCGGCCGACTTCGCCGCGCTGCGCGTGGTACGTGATGACCTTCGCGTCACGGCCCGACAGCCAGCCGCCACGGCTCGCGTGGCTGTCCGGCGCCGCCAGGGTGCGATGCTGTTCGATCTGCATCGTGTTCGTTTCCTTGACCACGTTGTGGTGCAAGTGCCCGGTGTGCGCGTAGCTGTGCCGGGTGCGGCCGAACACTTCGCGGAACTTCGACACAAAGACGGTTTCGAGGCTGTCCAGCTTCTTTTTGTGCCCGTGGTGGAAAAACAACGACGTGGCGCCGTGCTCGACGCAGTAATACGGGTCCGGACGGGTCACGACTTCGATGCGCGGCTCGTCGGCGTACAGGGCGGCGAACAGTTCGCGCATCCACGCGCTGCTGGCGATGTCGTGATTTCCTTCGGCCATCAGCAGAACGACGCGTTCGTGCTTCAGCAGCAGCATGCCGACGATCTGACGAATGGCGCGGATCGCCACGCGGACCATCTTCTGGAACCGCGTGTCAGCGTCCAGAACGTGCCGACTGGTCGGCGTGACCGCTTCCAGGCCATCCCAGTGCAGGAAGTCGCCCAGCTGCGCGAACACGCCCAGGCGGGCCGCAGGCGCCTGCGCAATCGCCGCGCCGAACCAGTCCACCAGCAGGCGTTCGGCGATGCCCAGGTCCCAGTCAGCGCCGGTTTCCTCGCCCCAGGCCATCGCGCCCAGGTGGTAATCGGTGATGACGTACACGTTCGCCAGCTGGGCCATCGTGTGCGCGGGCGCCGGCAGGGCAGGGCACGGGCGCACGTCTTCGACCATCGCGGCGACCACTTCGGCCATGATTTCGGCCTGGCGCGCGTGGTCGGCGTGCGTCTTGACCCATTGGCCGGTCGGCTTCCCGTCTTTGTTGTAATAGGTCGACACGCCCTTGACCTTGAACCCGTCCGGAGCCAGGCGGGTCATGTCGCTGTCGGGCGCGTATCCCTGACGCGCGGCCTTCGCCTGCACACGGGTGAACGCCAGGGTGATGTTCCGTTCGCCTATACCAAGCTCGGCGGCAGCCTTCCCTGCGCTGCCGTGCTTCCAGTACGCGTGCATGTATTCGGCCTGGCGCCCGGTGGCGAATTCCAGAAGCCGTTCATCGATTGATTTGGTCAGCATTCAGCCAGCATGCCGGGGAACTTTCCGGCCGGCATGTGGTGGGATTTCCTAATCTTCGGCGTCTTCGTCTTCGTCGTCCAGGTCGATGTCCGCTTCTGCCGACTGTTGCAGCGCCAGGGTCAGTTCGGCGCGCAGCTTATCCTTGAACGTCGTTTCGTCCGTTTCGCCCAGCAGCTGGATGACCACGCGCTGCGGGACGTTCATGATGTTCGCCTGGACTTGCGCGAACGCCTTCGACCAGGCGCGTTCGAAGTCGCGGATCGGCGCGACCTCGCCGCGTGCCTGGGCCAGTTCCAGTTCGGCCTTGCCCATCTTCGCCTGGGCGGTGCGCTTCTCGATTTCCGCCAGGTCGCTGGGCGCGTCGCCGGCAGCCGCTGCGGCCCGCTGGTCGCCCCACCACTTCACGACGTCGGGCAGGCTGAAGATGGACGCGACGCCGCGCCGGCCGCGCTGGACGACCGGGCAGCCGTCCTTGATCCAGCGGTCAATCGTCGGTTCCGACACGCCCATGGCCTGGGCGATTTCGGCGCGGTTCATTTGGACGGTCATCAGGCAAGTTCAGCAAGTCGACGTAATTCAGCCGCACGCGCACGAATGTTCGATGCCCTGATATCTTCCGCAGCCGCTTCCTCGCGCAAGGCTTTGGCGCCGCCTTCCGCCCGCATGGCGCGCGACTCCAAGTCGTCAGCCATCTGGATCAGTTCGTCTTTCACGGATACGCGTTTTTCCATGCTTTATTCCTTTTCGTAATGATAAAAGCCAGTTTCAAAACCCACGCAGATATCAAAGCCTGCGGGTGTTTG